TCATCCCCTGGTTAAATTAAGTGGCGCCGTATTGCTACGGAACGACAGAGAAACCCCCTGTCCTCACCACTGATAATCACTCTCTCGCTAAAGCTACGAATTGCGGGAAATATCAAAAACCGCTTGGAGCTAACCCAATTGAAAGCGATTATCAGTAGTGGCTCGTAACGTGAGCCATTCGGTTAAATCAAATTGGTGCTGGATTGAGTGCCGCTTGTTGGCTCCATAGTTTTGACTTCAATAAATAGCCCTCAAGCGGCCAGATTTTATTTTTTGCATTTTCACGAGCAATCGTTGCGCCAATATCTGCATCAAAGTTTTCAGGGCTTGCACAAGCTGATTCGCCAATTACCGTAAATCCGTTCACCGTTTTCATTGCACAAATGGTCAACAAATCAAAAGCTGCATCAGTCGGATGGCCTAATGCTCGCAACGCATCGCCAACAGAAAAAATATGCTCACATGAAATGGTCGCCTCAATCATCATCGGAGTTACACGCGGGGCATTTAATCCCTTGGCTTGGATTTCTTTTTCAATTGCTTGGTCACTCATTTAAATCTCCTTGTTGAACTTCAATAAATACCTGTCTTTCCAAGCTGTCCGCAAGTTCAGCGCTTCATTAAGTCGTGCTATAAATCACGCTTAACTCCCCGCCACTTGCTGCCGATGTTCTGCACTATCGGCTTGCGTATTCAGTCAATCGACCAAATCTAAAACGTAAGCTGTCCAGTATTCGCGGCTGATGTATTCGCACAACCTTCCGTAAGCCTCGTATTGATAAGTGCTTAGAAAGTTAGTCAGTTGTTCTTGATACGTGCCGTTCTGCATGTTGTGAATCGGCGTAACGGCCTCAGAAATTGCCTCAAGAAGGTTTTCTGTATTCGCGTAAAAGTAAGTGCTTGAAGCATCCTCAATTTGATCTAGCGCTTCTTTTTCAGCAGCTTCGTGCGCAGCTTCTAACTGCTCTTGTTCGCGGTAATACTTGGCGGTGTCAACTTCGACTTGGCAGTAATCCATGATTGGCTCCTAGTTAAGACTTCGCGATGTTTTGCTTTGTCGATGTAGCTATCTTAAGTCAACTTAAAACATAAGTCAAGCAATCTTAACAAAATATTTAAGACGACTTAAGATTTAGTGTATAATTAATTCGTCGGGCAGTAATTCGACAGGAACGAATGCAATAAAAGGAAGTGCGGATCAAATCTCGCCGCGCTATGAAGTCCAGATGAATGGAGCCAGGTATTAAATGCTACTCAATATGCAAGCGGTAAGCAGCGGAACGAGGGTAGTAGAAGGGCCCAAGAACGAGCAAGGCGGGGCAGAGGTGGGTGATAGTGGATAGAGCCTCAACTTGTGGGAGCGCGTAAAGCGTCCAAAGTCTGTCTTATGTGCTTATAGTCCGAATTGAACTCAGGATGATATGGCACCTCACGGTTGAAAGATTTAGGTCTTTCTCTGGGAGGTGCTTGCCTAGAACCGATTGAATCTAAGATGATATTAAGTAGATATATAGGAAGACCCGACAACTTTCGAAGTCGGGCATGAATCTAAGTGAAGAAAAGCACGATCAGGAGTTGGACAATTTTCAAGACCTGCTGATAGCTTATCTTTACTTTGAGTGATAGCTCAATCATGATTAAACCTTGATTGGGCAAGTCACAGCGCTGCGCTCTGCCGTTAATAGGTAGCTCGCTTTGGTAGTTACTCTCTGTTGTCAATTATCCAGTGCGCGAACATTGGGTTCGACAATTTTGATTGACTACCTAACGGTGTAGTTGCCACTGCACCGGGGAATCGTGGGGGGTGGATGCATTATTTCGCGTTAATACGTGTCCACCCCTTCGTTCTTCCCACAACTTACTTCTTGCAACCAATTCTCTCGACACGATCCTTAGCCTTACCATCAGCCACAGTCTGCCATTGCAGGTTATAAGCCGCATCAGCGCCGCCGCAATCGAGTGCCTGAATGTGATCCTTAACCCATCCTGAGCAAGCTCCGTGGGTCTTGCCAGTTGCAGGGCAAGGGTGCGAGCGCTGAAACTCTGCTTTGACTGCTGCGCTTCGGTGTGTAGATGCTTCAGTCGGAAAGGCAATTAGTAGCGATAGGAAAAATAACAATCGCATAATTTAAAATGGAAGCCAGTCAATTTTGTCACAATAACTTTTTCTTAATTGTGATTCGTTATCAATTTTTCCCGCGTCTATTTCACCACGTTTTTTTGCAAATTCCATTGGAAGTGGATCAATGTGATAAATTCTTGGAATGAGATATGCGGCTATTCTTTCGCGGTTAGAAATAGCATTATTTTCTAATTTTTGAAGAGACTTTTTGATGTCGTCATAAGGCTGCTCTTTTGTTAATTCATAGCTATACATTTCAATATAGTATTTCAGCACAGCACTGCAATATGATGCGCGAAGTTCAATGTCCGTGGGAAGCATTGTTTCGGATCTCGCAATAGTTGAAAATAAAAAAAGCGAAACAATAATACATAATTTTTTCATTTTAACCACCTTGTCTATAAACAAATTGTCCGTGAATCTTCAATAAATCAGTATGTCCAGCTGGTATCACTTCATCCGGAAAGCTTCTTTTGTCTTGGTTCTTACTTTCTAGCGTCCAGGAGCCATCAATCGAGCGCCTAATCACTTTAATGCGTAAACCATCAGGGTGTTCAATAGCGAATATCTGGCCGCTTATTGGCTGCGTTTTGCTCTTATCAAAGATCACAATGTCACCGTCAACAATGAACTCCGCCATAGAGTCGCCATCGGCATATATGGCAAAGGCGTTTTTCTCTTTCAGCCCATATTTGGCAAAGAAGGTGGCCTCTTTGATTAAATGACCTTTTGGTATTTGCTCGTGATTCAAAAAACCCCCTCCACAAGAGCCTCGCACGTTCCAGTATTCAATCTCGCCAGTTGCCGCAGTCGCTTCCTTGGAATTTATTAGTTTGAAATCTGGGGTAAAGCTAACCTCTTGCTTGACTTCTTTACCCGTTTCTAACCACAGCGCATTTACACCAAGATAATCAGCAATCAACCTGGCCTTATTCGCACTAATTCCATTGATATCATTTAACCAATAATTTACTGATGCATCTTTGACGTTCGCTGCGCGTGCCACATCAGCAGGAATTATTTCCGCTCCATCCTTGGTGGATTTTTTCTTCATTGCCCACTTGAGGCGGTCGGATAAAAGTTTCATAACCTAGCTTAACAAAATATTTCTTAAGTTGGCTTGACTTCTGTCTTAAGTCAACTTAAGATGGCATGTATGGACACATCAAAAATTATTAATGCCCTAGGTGGCAACAAAGCAGTCGCAGAAATTTGCGGCATTTCTGAATCCGCCGTGTCTCAGTGGAAGACAAGTAAAAGCGGAATTCCACGGCATTGGCTTTTGTACTTCAAAGAAAAGTACAAGCGCGTCTTTCGAGAATTAAAGGAAAACCCATGTGACACCTAAACGAAAACAGTAGAAGCAAATGGAATACAGGAATACCAAATAAACAGGAGTACAGACATGAAAACGCTTCAAAACATAGTAGTAAAAGCCAGCATTAGCGCAGACGTATTTTTGCCAATGTTAGCGCGATGTAAAACTTTAGAGATACCGCAATCTTGCTACATACGAGGATTGATTAAAGATGACCTCACTCATGCAAATAATAGGCGAAGCCAGCTTGAGAGAGATAGTCCGAAACGAGGCCATAAAGTAGCCCAGTACACACCATCGCGCCGCGCAACTTGCGGCTTTAGGATTAGATCATGAAAGTAAAACAATGATTCCACTTAATGAGACTTTCACAAAGGCGGCTCTAGATGTTTTGGAGTCGCAACTTGCTGTATTGCGCGCTGAGGCGGTACTAGCAAGCAAAAAACAAAACCTAGATCGGGCAATGGGTAAATTAATTGATTCTGGCATGAATTTTAAAAATTCAGGTACGCCACCATGACGCAGTTCTATCACAACTCACCATCTCGCAGCGATGCAATGCACATTGCTAATCAACTGCCTAGCATTTCCACTTATGGCGACATGCGTATGTGTACGAATGTTAAGTGCGACATAAAGAAGCGCCAATCTATCGGCCAATTCTTCGACAAGCGCAGAAATCTGACTAAAACATTTTGCAAATCATGTAGGGGTGAGAAGTGACTTTCATTCTTCTAATCGGCTTCTGTATGTTCGCCTGGTGCTTCATTGCCTGTTCATGGTGGGATGAATGAGCTACTTTATATTAGCCCACGATCAAGCGCGGCAACGTGCGCAACAAGCCATTAAAGACGCGCCTCAAGGCCACGCGGTATGGATTGAGGAGGCAACACGAAGCAATCCACAAAACGCCAAGCTGCACGCTATTTTTGGTGATGTGGCTAAACAAGAAATGTATGTCGGTCGCCATCTTAATTCTGTGCAATGGAAAACATTGTTCATTTCTGGTCACGCCATCGCTACAGGCTTGGGCGTAGATATGATTCCTGGCTTGGAAAATGAGTTCGTGAATATACGTGAGAGCAGCGCAAAAATGAGCGTTGCGCGTATGTCTAGCTTGATTGAATACACCGTTGCATGGTGCGCTGATCGTGGTACGAGGTTATCAGCATGAACGAAATCATCATCGGAGAGAAATTTAGTAATTTAACTGTTATTTCAATCGGAGGAATTGATGGTAATGGTAGCCGATTAGCATTATTCAAGTGCGATTGTGGGGTTATTAAATTAATACAGTACAGCCGGGTAAAAAAACTTAGGGCAAAAACTTGTGGATGCTCACGATTAGGAAACCCAAATATCATAAAAAATTTGGTAAATCGTACCGGAATACCAATGGTAGGTCGTGGCGCTAAATCATCCAAGCATCACAAATCTAAATTTTGGCAATTAAAAACACCAGATGGCGCAATGATTGAGGGTGTAAATCTTAATCAATTGGTACGGGATAACATTTCTTTATTTTCCCCATTAGATGTAATTTGGATTGGGGAGAGGTGTCATGCATCTCATGGCATTAGACATTTATTCGATATAAAAAAAGATGGTGGGCTGCGGAATAATTCGTGGAAGGGCTGGCAAATAGGCGACAAGATGAAAATTTCAGAAATGAAAGGCATAGCGGAATGATAAAACTAGCCCGCCCATCGAAATGCCGTATCTGCAAAGCGGAATACACAAAGCGCTCTATTACGCACAAAGTTTGCTCGACTGAATGCAGCAAGCTTTATGTAGAAAAAGAGAACGCACGCGAAGAACGGCGATTCATCAAGGCTCGCAAGCTGGCAATCAAGCCTCGTTCAGCCTATCTCAAAGAAGCTAAAACCACGCTACACGCTTATATCCGCGCAAGGGATGAGGGCAAGTGCTGTATCTCATGTAACAAAATATTAATCAAAGCTGGCGCGGTTGGTGGTGACTACGATGCAGGGCATTTTCGCTCTGTTGGCTCAGCAAAACACATGGAATTTGTCGAAGAAAACATACATGGGCAATGTAAATATTGCAACAACTATTTAGCTGGCGCTTCCATTGCTTACCGTATCGGATTAATCACGCGTTATGGCCTGCCATTTGTGGAATTCATCGAGACAGATAACACACCGAGAAAATTAACCATTTCCGATTTTGAAGCAATGAAGATTTATTACAAACGCAAAATTAAAAGTTTAATCGCAGCAAAGCAAAACCCGACTCAGCGATGAACTGAATCGGGCTTCTATCAACCAACTATCAGGAGTAGCAAATTGAATACCACGATATTAAACAACATCGCAAACAACGTCAACACAAGAGCAATCCCCTTTGTTCATCGCAGACCAATTATGAGCAAGGATTATGTCCTTAAAGACTTTGCAGAATTTGATTTATTTGAAAGTCTTTGCGTTGCAAGAAATGTGGAAACGTTTGTTGATGAAGTGTTTTACGACACAAATTCACAGTGTTTTCACATTGAAATTGATGATGATTATCAGCACTCAGACGAAGCAGAAAAAGTTAAAGAATGTGCGCTTGATTCTCTGTCTGCATTTATGTTTTTTGATGTTCCTTTATTTAAAAGAAATGAAGAAGTCTAACTATGATTTATTACAAACATTACATCGGTGATTATCAAGTGAAGACAGGGCATTTAACCCTCGCACAAGATGGTGCTTATCGTAGGCTAATGGATCACTACTATTCGAATGAGACACCGTTACCCTCTAGTAAAGATGCTTTGTATCGCATTTGTGGGGCAATGGAAAAGAAAGAACGTGAAGCGGTTGATTTTGTTATTGCCTCTTTTTTTGAGGAAAGAAAGGGGCAATTGCATCACCAAAGGATTGACGAAGAGGTATCAATTGCTCAAGAAAAGATTGCAAATTTAAAAGCAAATGGTCAAGCAGGTGGTAAGAAATCTGGAACCATTAGGGCAATAAAAAACGAAGCAAATGCTTTACCAAATGCCGAAGCAAATGGTCAAGCAAAGTTGAACATAGTCAGTAGTCAGTATCCAAATACTTCTAACGAAGTATTAAAACCCAAGGCGCGACAGGAAGTCGCTTTACCGGATTGGTTGCCAGCTTTGGATTGGAATCGCTTTGTCGAATACCGAAAAAAAGCATCGGGAAAAAAATTTACGTCTGAGGCTGAAACCTTGAATTTGTCTAGGATGAAGAAGCTTTTTGACTCTGGAAATAGTCCTGCTGAAGTCATCGATCAGACCATTGCAAACGGTTGGTCTGGGCTTTTTGAGATCAAGCAGCAGCGCGGAATTGCGTCAAATTCCAAGCATGTTGGCTTCGAAAATATCAATTATCAGGAGGGAGTGAGACATGATGGATCATTCTGAAACAAGCGAATTAACATTTAAAAAACTCTCTTTTAAGCTTGAAAAAGATCAAAAAACTTGCGAAAAACATGGAGATTATGAAGCGAGTATTTGGCGCGGTCACGTATCGCAATGCCAAGAATGTACAAAGGAAATTGACGAAAAAACCCGTCGCGATGAACAAAAAAAGAAAGAGTCGGAATATCAAGCAAGAGTTTGGGCGGTGAGACTTGGGCGCGCAGCCATCCCGGAACGATTCGCAGATAGAACTTTAGAAAACTATCTTCCGACATGCTCATCGTCAAAAAATGCGTTGGAGATCGCCCAATCTTTCGTTAGCGGGTTTATTGATAACGCCAAACTTGGGCGATGCTTAATTTTCTGCGGCGGTGTAGGTACGGGAAAAACGCACCTTGCCATAGGAATTGCAAATGCAATTATGACAATCGACAAGCAGCCTGTTTTTATTTCAGTCATCAAAGCAATTCGAAAGATTAAAGAGACTTATTCGCGGGATATTGCGCAAACCGAAGACGAAGCAATCAAAAGCTTTATTGATCCTGACCTATTAATTTTAGATGAAGTTGGCGTTCAATTTGGTAGTGAAACAGAAAAAATGTATCTGTTTGAGATCATTAACGGGCGATATGAGCGGCTAAAGCCAACGATTATCATTAGCAATCTCGGCTTAAAAGACTTAGAAAATTTCATCGGTTCTCGCGTGATGGATAGATTGCGCGAAGGCGGTGGAAAAGCGATTGTTTTTGATTGGCAATCATATCGGCGGTCAGTATGAAAAAGTGCATTGAATGCCAAGCCTTTGACGTTCGCAGCTTTCCTGAACACACGAAGCAAGGGCAAGCAAGCTGCAATGCGACGATGGAATTTTTCCCGATTGAGCAGGAAATTGAATGCAAAGACTACGCACCAGCACAACAGCAAGCAATTATCAATCGCAGGAAATGGCGGGACTCATGAACCACGACATACACATGGCAAAAGTTTATTTGGCCGAGGCACGCAGAACAAAACATCGCAACTGGGCATTTATACTTTTGGGATGGGCAGCAAAAAGAAGGCTGGCAGTGTTTAAGCCAGCGGAAGCAAAGGGACAACTTAACTTATTTGGTGGCGCATGAAAAAGCGAAACAAAAAATACACACCAAAGAAAGTTCTAAAAGACCCGATGAGTTTTATTAAGACCGGCTTGGTCATCATGCCGCCGAATATGAAAGTAAATCTGCAAATCAAGAATCATGCGGCGATGTTGAGATTAGTTGAAGGAACGGCTGTTCGTGACGATTGGGATTTACTCGTAGGTGCCGCGAACATGGCGCTGATCATGTCGGAAATGGAAATCGGTATGGAATACCACGAGATGTTAATTAAAGGCCGTGACGCGTTGTTTAACGTGGGCAAGCGCCTGGTGAAGTGGAAGAAGCTTGAATTATGCGGGAATGAGCAGTCGGAGATATCGGATTTGCTGGAAGTGCACGATGCCCAACTGGAAATTTCGCGGGTGGTGGACATTGAAAGGGCGGCGGCAGCGGTATTGCGCCGGATTAATTTAAACATCAATACAAAGAGAGCGATGACAGCATGAGCGCACCAAATCACGAAACCATGGCAAAAGATGTACTCGACTACTTGCTAGAGCAAAACGGTAGAAAGTTTAGATCAAACACATTGGCAAAGACGTTTGGCGTATCGCAAGCAAGTATGAAGATCATTTTGGCGAAAATCAGTGCCGTTGAATCTGCATCAGACAGTCACAGAATGATGTTCTTTATTCCAAGCCCTGACATGATCGCAGAACGGGCAAGAGTCGCAGGATTGCCACGTAGGACTCATGCCAAGCCCTATGTTCAGCCGAAAGGAATGGGCGAACGATGTAGTGAGTTGTACCCAGTTGGACGTGGTTTTATTTCAATATCTTAGGGACTAGGCATGAAGCGAGACATACC